GTGGCGCACCTGGTGACACGGAATCCGACCGAGTACAGAGCTTATCCTATTTAAGAGGGATGAGTGACACTCCGCGATATCCTAGATGGCAGGGAAACCTGTGCATTATTGGAGATCGTGGAGGGAAGTCCCGTCTCATCTTGATAGGACAACCTTACGTTCAAGCTCAGTTGAAGCCCCTTCAGAAGTTTCTTCTGCATGTGTTGGCTTTGACACCAACTGATTGTACCTTTAATCAAGCATCTGGCATTGATTTCGTAAGACAATGTCATACAGATGGAAGAAGGGTATACTCAGTGGATTTGAGTGATGCAACGTGGAACTTCCCCTTTTCCCTCCAGGCTCAAGTTCTTAGAGCTATTGGGGGGGGCCGCCTTTTGGAGTTCTTTGAGCTCCCCATCAGTGATGATGGTTTATTCATAGAAGTAAAGAAAGGACAGGCTATGGGCTTGAACCCATCATTCCCGTTGTTTGGTCTCACTCATAACTTGTTGTTGGTAGGACTATGTAGGTATATCGGTTGTAATCCTGTGGATACATTTAGGGTCCTTGGTGATGATGTGGTTATTGCAGATAGGCGAGTAAGAGATTTATATCTCGAGTTTGCCCGCGACTACAATGTCCCAATATCGGATCATAAGTGTTTGAATGGTGATGCTGCTGAGTTTGCCGGTAAGATCATACTGAAGGGTGTTGATGTAACCCCGATACGGTGGACTATGTTAGGCGGGACTCAGTTGCCTGCCCTCTTCCATTCGTATCGCTCCATTATTGGAGATTCAGTATACCGGTTAATCTCTGATAGAGAAGCCTTCTATGTTTTAGGCGCTCTCCCTAAGGTGGTAGGTGGTTTAGGTATTCAGGGCTTTGACTTGGTTCATCCAGTCACTGCCCGTCACCTAAAACAGAGAATCGGACTTGTGAAAACGAGGACCGAGAACCTCGGCCTTCCACCGATGAAAGGTGAGGTCATAAAGCTTCCACAGGGTGATCTATCTCCC